ACCCTGTGCGGACCCCGACGCGCCGCTCATGTCCACGTCCACGAAGGGATCGTCCGTGCTGAGCACGCCCGCGGCCGATGCGGTCTGCGTGTAGGGGGCCGAGGCGCTCCACCCCGCGGCGGTGAGCGTGGCGGAGTAGGTCGCCGTGGTCGCCTTGCCTTCAATCTGCGAAAGCAGGTTGCCCACAATGTCGCCCTCCAGCATGCCTTTGATCTCGTCGAACCATGCCGTAAATTCGTTCTGCTCCGTTTCCTTCCACGCGCCGAAAACATTCTGCTCATTTTCACGCCACGTGGCAAACCCCGCCTGCTCCGTGCCCTTGAAGGACGCCAGATCGGCCTGAATCTGGTTGTAGAGGGCGGTGGTGTCGATTTTGCTGTTGATCGCCGCAACTATCCCGCACCGGCTCGTGTCCAGCCGGGTATCGGTGATGCGCTCCTGGGCGATGGCGGTGCTGTTGGCGGGGATGAGCACGTTGGCCAGCCCCAGCTCCCACACGGTGCCGTCGCGGGTGAGGGCGGGGGCCTGCGGCGCGGGCGAGGGCGTGCCCTGATGTACCTCAAGGTGGATGTCGCGTACCGGCTCGGCCACGTCCATGCGCAGTACCACGGTGTCGATGCGCGGGTACTGCACGTCCGCTGCAACCGTCAGCGTCTCGGGCACGATGGCAAAGCCGAACCGCCCGTTGATCACGCAGCTGCCCGCGCTCACCTCCACCTGCATGCCGGTTTTGGCCGTCACGGCAAACATGCCGCTGCCAAATACGCCGTTGGTCAGGAACGCCGCCAGCAGCCGTGCAAACTCCGCGCTGCCGCTGGCCCGGTCGTATTGAGGGATGCCGCTGGAATCGTATCCGGTGATCTTGCTGTCAAAGGGTAGGGAAAACATGAGAATTAATGCACCTCCATTTGTGGTGAGTGGTTGAAAAAACGATCGCAGGGATGCGGGCAGTCCATGCGCCGCGATCCCCGATGGCGGCGAAGCGCCCCTCCGGCACCCGGTGGCGCCTGTGCGCAGCCGCCGGGCTATACCCCCGTCTTTGGGCTGTTGATCGTCGCCGTCTGCCAGTCGTTCCCTGGCAGGAGGATGCGCACCCTTCTGGACGTGATCTGCGGCAGCTCGTACCCGCGGACGTCGCCCCGGCCATGCCGCGCCACGCGCTGGTAGACCGTGCTGGCGCTCTCGCCGAAGGTCAGGCTCACGCTGTGCTGCCCGGCCTTGAACACCTCGTTCACGCCCGTGATGCGCGCCGCAAAGCTCTTGCCCAGCCGGTGGCATACCACGTCGCACTTGTCGCCCAGGTCGTAGTCCTTTCGGTACAAAAGCCCGCTCTGGATCACTTCGATGTCGGCGCTCTGCACGATGGGATACTTTTTCAGCTCGTCGTGCGCCTTCTGGGTGCGCTCGGCTTCGGTCAGGTCGTCGTCCACGTTCATCATCAGCCAGCGGCGGCCCTCGGTCTGCCAGTTTTCGGTGTACACGTCGTGCCGGTAGGGATCGCCGATGGAGTCGCTGCCGTAGAACACCACGGCATGGTTCTTGTAGCCGCTTTCGTCCTCGGTATAGGAAAACTGCGTTACGTGGTGGCTGTCGTCCGAAAACAGGGCAAAGGGGTTTGCCTCCTGCGCCTGCGTCCGGTCCGCCCCCTGCCACACGCGCATCGCAAGGACGCCCGTGTTCGGGTCCAGCGCAAACCGCCAGCTCAATTCGAGGGTTTTCAGCGTGGAATAGAGACAGTCGGTGATGGTGTCGTTCTGCCAGGACACATCCACCTCGGTCGCGGCAAAGGCCCCTGCGTCCGGCTGGACGGTGTAGAGGTCCAGCGCATACCACGGATGATTCGCATACGCCAGCAGCTGCGCAAGCGTGTGCTTCCCCTTGATGTGCGGATAGGCATAGATGCGGTTGTACAGCGCCTCAAGAAATGACCCGCTCAGCTGCACAAACTCGCCCTGCGCCGTGCGCTCGTAGTCCACCTTTTCCACCATGCCCACCTCCGGGCGATCCGGCGTGTAGAGGAATTTCACACGCGGGTCATAGTCCGCCGCCAGAATGCGCATGGAAAAGCTGCCCGGCTCGTAGTAACGCCGTTTCCATTGCAGGTTCAGGTACTGGAAATAGGTAAGGGTTTCGAGATTCTTGTCAAGACCGGCGACTTCTATTTCTTACACCCCCAAATGTGATGATTCGCACGTTCCGCGCCCGCGGCGCGGCCCGCGCTGTGCAGGCAAGCGATGCGGTTGCCGCTCGCTTCCGGGCGGGTCCCATTCCCACCCTTCGCTCGCTGTGGCACAAATTCATATTCCTAAATACCGAATCTGGAAATACACTCGCGCGCTGAGCTGGTCGGGGTTGGTGTCGGCGTCGAAGCCGATCACGCTGTAGCCGGGGTCCACGCGCATGCTGCCGAAGCTGCTCGCCTTGTCGATTTTGTTCAGCGCGTTCACCCCGTTGATGCGCACGATGCGTTTTTCGGTGTCAATGTCCACCACGTCGCCCGGATTCATGGTATACAGCACGCGCACGAAGGCGTCCCCGTGAATCAGTTTGGGGTTTTGCACCGTGCCCGGCCCCATGGCGGTAAACACGCCGCGCACCCAGGTGGGGGCGCTTCCCCGGTTGTGGATGACCACGGTTTTGTCGTAGTTGTACACGCCGAACAGCATGCCGGGAGCATCGTCCAAACCTGAACGCGCTTTTCCGGGCACGCCGTCCTTCATCATCGACACATACGGCCACCCAAGCCTTGGCGTAATGCTGTTGAGGTCCACGCCATCCATGCCGCCCTCTCCGTCCAGATACCCATAGGGGCATAGGAACGTGGCCGTGATGTCAAGCGGCTGATACAGGCTGCCCGACGGAATGGCCACGGCCTTCAGGCGGCAGTCCCGCGCGGTGCGGGTCACACCGTCGTAGCTGATATCCACGTCGTAGGTGTATTGCGGATCAAAAAACACCACCGCCCGGGCGCGCAGAATGGCGTTTTTGATGCCCCCGCGCGATTTGGCCCGGATGGTGATGTCCCTTGCCGCCACGCGGCTGCCCGTCACCGTGTCGCCGTCGCCCACGGCGTTTTTCTCGGTGAACACCTCCATGGCAGGCGCATCAACGCCTTTCAGCTCAAGCAGTCCAATGGGCTTGTCATCCATGGCAAAGGTCTGCCCATCGCTGCGGTGGATGAGCACATTGGCCCGGCTGGTTTCCATCAGATCACCCCTTCCAATCCATAGGTGGCATACAGGCGCATGGTCTTGGCAAACTCGTCCGGCGTCTGCACGGGGACGTTAAAGTTGTTCACCTGCTGGAAGCTGCCGCCAGCGTCACCCAACATGCCACCGCCTACAAGTGATGCGGCTTTTTCAGCCCTCCACAAGCTCGCCTCTGACCTCGTCAATACCGCCTCCCCTGCGTGAAGCTGCGCTATATAGCCATCAAATGGAACACGGTCAAGACCGCCAGCGTGCGAGCCGTCAACATCCCCGCCGCCCGGCACCGTCGTTACCTTGATGTATGTGTTGACGGTCTTACCGTTAATCCCATCAAGGGCTTGTTCTGCGTTTTCAACACCTTCGGTTACTTGGTCATCCACCTCAACGGTCGCTGTATACGGCTCGGCAGAGATTTCCGACAAGATACCCTCTAGCGTTTCGCCGTCTTCAATCCGCTCCTTGAGGCTTTCGGCGTTGGCCAGCTCTGCTTCAAGCGATGCTATGGTAGCCATTGCATTGTCGAGCGTTGCCTGAATGGCGGCTATTTCTGCTTCATAGGCCGCTACCTTTTCGTCTTCTTCCACCGCTTTGTCTCTTGCCAATTCATACAGCGCGGATAGAGCGTTTTGCAATGCCGTCAGTGATTCGGAATCACCTTCGAGGTCTCCGGCACCTTTCAGATTTCCGGCTTCATCAATAAGTTTGTCAAAACCGGGCAAGTCGCCGAGATTACCTCCAAGGTCTGAGAAAGTCTTGAGAAAACCAAGGCCATTTTGTATCGCTTCTGCATCAATGTTGTTTCCGGTGGACGCCATCCATTCCAACATTGATTTCAGATCGCCATGTTCGCTGCCCAACGCTCCATATGCAGCCGCTAGTCTCTTGCTCTCTGCCAATGCCGCCTCATATCCGCCTTTTTTCTGGGTTAGCATAGCTGCATTGATCTGTGCGTCGGTAAGCTGTCCCTTCAAGCCGCCTACAAAGTCGCCAATGTTGCGCAGCTGGGCGAGCTCCCTGTACTTTTCAATTAGCGCGTCAACCGAGCCGCCCTCCTCTTTGAGAGCTTCCTGTAGCTGTTTCAGCCCTTGCTCATCCGGCGTGTAATCGAATTCAGGGAGAAGCGCGTTCAATTCATCGATAATGGCAAACGCCTTTTCTTTATCTTCCTCTGACCAGTCCTTCAAACGCGGCTCCACCTCAAACATGTCTTGAAGCTCAGAAGCCACGCCCTTGGCAGCATCGGTGTTGATATTGATCGTGATTTGCTCCTGTAGGAATTTTTCCTTGAGCTTCTTCACATCATCGTCAAGGCTGTTGAGGTCGGCTTTTGCAGCTTCTACCTCGGCCTTTGCCTCCACTTTGAAACTCTTGTCCTCGAACAGCCCGTTCAGCGCATCGATCACGCCGTTTGCGGCCGGAAGAATCACACCGCTCAGCGCATCGCTGATGGGACTGAAAATGTTCCCGACAAGCTGCATGGAGTTGTCCTTGAGCGTTGAAAACTGCCCCTCCATCGTTTTGCTGGCGTTCTCCATTCCGTCGTAGAAGCGGCCGCCGGGGCTGGTTTCGATCTCCATCGCCTTGCCCACCATCTCGGCCGAGATCATGCCTTCCTGTCCGATCTGGGCAAGCAGCTTGGCGCCCTCGCTGGCCCCGGCGCCGAGCTTCTTCACCTCGTTCTGGGCGTCCTTCATCTGTTTGCGAAACGCGGCGGACCCCTTTCCGCCGCTCATCACATCCTTGAGATCTCCCAGACTTGTGCCGGTTTTTTCAGCAAGGGTGTTGAGCGGATTGAAACCCGCGTTCACCATTTGCAAAAGGTCCTCTCCCGTCAGCTTGCCGGCTGCGCTGATCTGTGAAAACGCAAGGGAAAGGCTCTGGAATTTGTCCTTGTTGCCAAGCGCGATGTCCCCAAGACGGTCCATGGCCGTATTGGCATTTTCAGCGTCCATGCCAAAGGAAAGCATGGTCTGCGCTGCGCTGGCCAGATCCTCCATGCCAAAGGGTGTCTTGGCTGCTTTTTCCCGAAGCTGCGCGACATACTCCACGCCCTTTGCCTCGTCCCCAAGCATGACGGAAAAGTTGGTTTGGTATGCTTCCATCTGCGCGTTGTATTTGATGGCGGCGGTTGCTACCTGCCCCAGCCCTTGCGTCAGCTTGGCAAAGGCAAACGCGCCAACCAGCTTCCCGCCCAGATCTGCCAGTCCGGAGGTTAAGCTTTTGGATGAAAAAATATCCTTTACCTGCGTTCCGAGCTTTTCAAGGTCGCTCTTTGCAAGTTTTGACCCCTTCTCAATCCCTGATCTGTCGATTTCCGTATCAAAGATCAGCGTTCCGTCAACCGGCATCTTCATCGCCTCCCATCCTGCGAATGATCTCCGACGGGTTCTTTCCCTCTTCCAGCGCGCGGGTGATTTCCTGTCGCACGGCTTCTTCCCTTGCGTTTGCAGGCTCCCTTAGCGCCACAGCCTGCTGCGCCCGTTCGGCCCTGATACGCGCTTCCCCCTTGAGTTTGGATGTATCCATTCCGCGAAGCGCAATTCGCTTTTCCAGCGGCGTGTCCTCACCAAGCAGACGAAGAAGCACGAGAAACTTGTACCAGTGCAGGAACGGTATTTCCGTCAGGTCCATGCCATAAGCCATCAGAAAAGATGCGTAGATCGCATCGGCGTCCTGCTCAAAGTCCATCATGCGCGGCTGCCCTGACGGCTCCCTGCACTCCCCGAAGGCAAAACCGATGAACTTTTCAAGCCCTCCAGGCACATCCTGCCCCCGGAAAAACCACTGTTTCAGCAAATAGAGCCGGTCGCGTTCCCGTATGTCCTCATCCCTGAGCACGCGCAGGCACTTGAGCACCGTGCGAAAATCCGCATCTACCTCATAGCTCTGTCCGTTTTCACCGAAAACAGCCCCCGGCCAGGCCTTCCGGGGAATGTGCGACAGAGAAAACTCATGCATACGCCTCTTCCAGCGCCTGTGCACAGGCCTCAACCGCGCCCTGCGCGATCTCCGTCAGCATGTGGTAGGAAAAAGCAAGGCCGGGCCTGTCGCAACCGCTCAGCTTTCGGGTAGCGCCCTTGCCAAGAATGCCGTCGATCATCCTCTGCAGGTCGCCGGCCGCTTCCAGCGCGCCATCTACGCCGGAAATATTCCTGCCTTCGTATTTGCGTTTGGCGTCCTGAACCATGTGCAGGATCTCAACGTCGCTTTTCTGAAGCTGGAAGATATGCCCGTTGATCTTGAGCTTCACGGGCTCGGGCACTCTGATGGTCATTTCTTTCATTGGTTTAGCTCCTCCTAAGTTTCACAGACGGCGCGCCATGCAGCAAGAACACATGGCGCGCCGTCGTCCGTCATGCCTCCGAATCGGGAGTAAACGTCTTGGTGGACGTGTTGAACGTACCTTTTTCGAGATCCCCGATTTGGCGCAAGGTGCAGCTTGCAGTCACAACGCTTGCGGCCTCGTTGGTCTCGTCGCCGGGCTCGCACGCAACGCGATAGCGCCGCGCGGGATAGGCGCCTGCTTCAGCCTCGGCCAGCAGATCCACGCGGTAGTAATAAAACTCCGCGTCCGTGCCCGTGAGCTGGTCGTCTGCCACCCGCTGCAACGCCTTGACGGCGTCATCGTCCACGATGTCGTCATAGTTGAGTGCGAAGCTGTTGTCATAGCCCGTGATGGTGGGCGATCCGTTCTTTTCATTGATGTAGGCGTCCGTGGTCGTCTTGGGAGAAGGCGAGCGGTTCAGGCTCTTGATGCCCACGCCCAGAAGATGGATGGTTTCTTCGCCTTCTCCATCAACCTGAACGCCCAGATAGTGCGCGGTCTCCCACGCCATACGCTTTTTGGCCATAATCTTTTTCCTCCATTCATTTTTGGGGTATGCAAAAGCCGCTCCGGCGGTACGCGGGCGGCTTGACTTTTCCATGCGGCTGTGATATTGTAACGGTGCAGAGGGTTGAACCTTTACCTCTGCTGTTTAGCGGTCACGATCTTGCTCATCGTGGCCGTTTCTTTTTTGTTCATCAGCCAATGTACGTTGCCATGGCAGCGGCCAGCAGGATGTTGAGTACCTCAAAAAGCATTTGCAACACAGGCTTCACCTCCTTCCCTTTCAGGATCTTGGTGAA